TAACCTGTACAGTATATTTAATAGTTGCACTTAGGGCGGTAATACTACTAGGAACATCATATAGTATAAAATCAGAACCTTCCGTATCTACGGCACCTGCAGTAATATTTGTAGGTGTAACAGCGTTCACTTTAAAAGAAGGTTCTGCGGCTCCAGTGCTGTCATAAGGTATATCTGTAATACCTGATTTTACTCGTATAGCTGTACCCGTACCAGTATATACATAACTGCCTAGGGAGAGAGGATTCTCTGACAAAGCTACAACAGGTTTAGAAAGATTTACGGATACGGCTTCTACTCCCGAAGCAGTTACTGCTGTTAGTGCACTTGTATAAGGGGAAAAGAAAGTTTTTGGAATATTTTCCGTGCTTCGAGTAGTAGTGCTGGTAGTTCTATAACGAATCCAATAATATAAAGTGGTCGGCGCAATACTAATAACTGGGTCTAGGTAAGTGGTTGCGGAAGAAGTACCAATAAGTTCCGCAGTATTTACATTATTAGTAGTATTTCTTTTTATTTCAATAGTATAGTTGTTAGGATTAAACTTCGGAGCATTTACCCAGGAAAGTTGAATACCAACTCTCTGGGTAGTATGAGAAAAACTTGTTGGAGTAACTACATCAGCTTGATTAGATACACTAGCCGAAGTTTGCCCCGAAAATTCACTAACAGGACTGGGCTGTACTAAGTAAGCATCGTCATTGTGTTCTTCTGCGGTAACTTGAACCAAACAATCATTAGTAAATGTTAAATTAGTAATTCTAAAATACTTGGTTACCCACCCGAATCTATCATAATTAATAGCGATAATATTACCAGCTACTAGCAGAATACCTCTCGGAGTAGTTTTAAAACTAATTTTTAGTCCATAGCGAGACTGCTCTAGGTATTGACTAGCATTGATTCTAGCATTATAGTAATTGGTTACATAGGGAGTTTTAAAATCTCCCTTTTTAGATACATTTCTGTCTTCTTGTAAGTAAGTAGAATTAAAGAAAGAAATATTTCTAGTCTCAAATGAATTCTGAGGATCCGAAATTCCTACGGAAACTAAGTTAAAAGTTCCTTTTTGTCCTGCATCTTCTACGTTTATAGTACCAATGATGTCGTCTTCATATAAAATTTCAGCGGAGTCAAGAGTACCTACTTTAGACTCTACAGCAATATCATACTTACCGTTAGAATAACGAAGCATGCCATTAAAGTGGTTTAACATGCTATTAATATTATCGAATACAGAAGCAGAAGTATCTAATACAACATTAGTTTGGTGGCGAGTTACTTCTCTCTGATTTTGATCGGCCCACCCAAGATATTTCCAGAATTTTACTTCATCAGAGTCGTATAAAGAATAGCCAGAAGCAAAAGTAGTTGTAGAGCCTTGTAATTTTCTAATAACGGGGTTACTGTACTCTCCTGGAGCATTTCCAACACCTATGGTCATAGTCGCAGTACCATAGCTAGCCGCGCTTATTCTATCTAGGGTGAGCGAGGTTATAGGAGTAAGAGCTATCAGAGCTGCTTTACTTATTTTACCGTCGGAGGGTACTCGATAAAGAGCACCGGAAGTCCAAACTAAATCGTCGGCAGCATATGTTTTCCAGTCATGCCACTTATACCCCAACTTACCAACTACATCTGTCCAGACAGTCTCTATTCCACCAGACTCGGATTTACTAGATAGCTTAGTACCTTGCCACACCGTTTTGCCGTTGTAAGAATATTTGTATATACCGCCTACTATCGGGCTATAAGTTCCTACTGTTGAAACATCAGAACGAGTGTCACAAACTCGTGCAGCGGCTAAAAAGCTTGGTACTCCGATATCTTTCTCAAGACTCAGACCTTTACCAAACCTAACATTGGTCATGTAGTCTAAAGTCTGCATAACAGGATTGATAGAAACTCTTAAATCGGGCTTAGTATACAGCTTATAGCTATCTCCAGTGACACCATTACCTGTGGGTAGATAACCTATATCAAAAGCTGAATCAACTGCAGCTATTCTATAGTCAGTACCCGCTTCGGTAAATGCATAATATTTTACTACTTTTCTTTTCTGTATATAGGTAGAACCATCAGCTACTGTACGAGTAACTTCTATCTCAAAACCATTATAAGCATCTTCAGTAGAACTAGCTGTGGAAGGGTCAAGAGCTATAGCATTATTTATAGTAATATAGTTTAATACAGTATCAAATTCAGTGGCCGAGTCGGAAGTATCATAATCTTCTATAGTATGCGTTCCGTTTCCGTTATCTTGGGTATCGCCTTTATCTTCAGACCCAGGCCCTCCCTGGCCATCTTCAGGTTGCGTATCTTGTGTTTGTTTTTGAGCAATAACAGTTACTGCTCCTCGCCCTTTTAGAGAATTATCTGGTTGCGTTTGCTCAGCAGCAACGGATTCTATTATTACTCTAGGAACAGCACCACTTGATACGGTTACATTTACCCCCGTGGTAGTTCCTGCAGCTACAGATTGAATTGGAGCTTCAAGAGTCTCATCCACAATTCCGGTAATTTCTGTAGCACCAGAGACTATAAAATTTAATTGATTTGCAGGCGTCGTTACACTCTTAATATAAAAAGAAGAAGTAGTAGTAAAACCAGGATCATTTTTTAATCTAACTCTAGAAGAAGTATTTTCTGGAAGAGTAAATATATCTTGTATATAATTGGAAGACCCTATTTGAGTTCCACCAAGTTCATGTAAAGTTACTTCTTCACCTAAAATAAAATTAGCAACATCTTGTCCGCTAGCGGGCACAGATAAGTAGGACCAATCATAATTATAGCAGTTTATTAGTCTCCCTCTAACTACAAAATCTAGTTCGGGTATAGAGGTTTCGTCTTCGCCTATAGTATATTTTCCGACAACATAAGCAGTATCTAATACTCTGTGCTGTCCTCCCCAGTATGAAAACTTTTTATCGCTGTAGTAATCCTGCTGTAATTTAAATCTTCCTGCGTTAGATAAAGATACTAAAAGAGAATCTGCTTTTTGGTTAGAAGCACCTGCATGGAAAGTAAATCGAGCATCTATAGGGCTAGTGTATGATGCGAACTCTCCTTCTTGTATTCCGTTTCCGTTTGTTACAGTTCCTGTAGCGCTTAGCGCTTCAACGTTGTCTAAGTTTACGGCATAAACACCGTCGTCGTATTCTACAAACTCCCCAAATTCTGTAGTATGAGTTGCAACTACAGATCTAGGCGTACCATCTTTACCGACTTTCGCATTGATTTTAGTGCCATCGTATACGCTAGTCGTAGTACCTAGTACGTCTCCTTGGTCCATTCTGCCAATACATGCAACATCCACATTTTCTGTCGCAGTTGGCCCTCTAGTAACGGAGTCTTGTCCATCCACACAAATACTTGAAAGATTATTCAAGTATATATCATATATTCCTGAAATCTCTCCTTCGCATATGGCATAAGCTACATATACAATTCTAGAGTTATCTAATTCTGTATCTACAAAAAATGGTACGCTGTCTATTTTCTGTACACCATAAACTACAGGTAAGTACTTTGCCTCTAAATTGAATCTGAGATCGGCTTCTCTATCTACATTTACTTGGTATTCTACTTGCTTATATTTTTTACTACCATACCATTTTCTCTTCATTTTGAGTTTGGTTCTGGTTTCTTTAACCTGATAGATTGCTATAAGATTTATAGCTAACTCTGAGTGGGCAAATCCTAGATCTGTAGCGTATTCTTGTCTTTTAAGGGCTGAAGGAATAACTTTGCCAGAAGCATCTAATCCTCTATGAAAAGAGTCTGAGGTGAGTCGCCCGCTAACCCTTACGAAGTCTCCCCAGTGGCTGGAAACATTCCAAGAAATTTTTGAATTACCTTCTGGATTTTCAGTAAGTTTTGCATTATTAATAATACCTTTAAAGAGAAGATAAGGGGAACCAATGATAAGACCATTAGTATTATCAATATGGGCTTTATAGATAAATACTTCTCTATTAATGTAGCCTGCATAGCTCGTAGCTGTTCTTTTGTTGAGTAGGCCGATTACTTCCTCGGAAGCAAATTCTAAAGTATAGAAGTTTGTTTTAGTAACAAAAGCTTGATCGACAGTAACAATAGCTCTCGTATTATTTTGAGTAAATCTGTCTATTCTAGCAGTTTTTCCATCATTATCATCGCCAACATCTATAAGCTGAACTTTATCTCCTTCTGCGAAACCGGCGAGCACTAAATCGAAATTTGACTGAATAAAATCAGCGCCGAGAGTAAAAGTATCTCCTAGAGAAGTAGACAATGCAGTAGCGTCTATCTGTAAACTAATAGAAGAGGCGCGAGCTTGAGTGGTTTCTGTAACGCTACCCACAGAGATTAGTCTATTGGATAGATAACGTTGTGCGCCATTACCGCTTTGGTCATCGAAACTAATATCTCGTGAACCATCCGTAATGTAGGCATACGCTAGCGCGTCTGTTCTAGGTTCTCCTGTGGTGGTTTTTATCGCTTTTTCGAACTTAACAATATGTGCGTAGGAAAAATTATCCCTATAATCGGCATTATCAGTTAGTAAAGAGTTGGTAAGATCTGTGCTTAAACTTCTGATTGTCACTGTACTTCCTCCAAAGAAAGAGAGAACTGATATAAATTATTAGTTCCTAAAGAGTATTCTTGTGTATCTTTACTAGATACTACTTTAAAAAGGACGTCCTTAAATTGAGTTGTAGAGGCAGCAGTTACGTCTTTCTGCAGCCCCGGAGTAAAATGAATTTTTATCTGATCTGCATCTAAAGTAGTAGTATTTTGCAAAAGGTCGGGGGTCTCCACTCCTGTTATCATATAAACTTTTTTATGATTAGTATTCGAAGCGTCAGTAATCGTAAATACATCTCCTGAAGTGGGAGTTCCATGAGTAGCAAAGGCATACGAAACACCTTCTAATTTCATCGAAGTTTCTCCTGCATAAGCAGCGTTAGGCAGAACTAAACTGTTTACATATGTAGAATTTGCGGAGAAAGTAGAGTTCTGAGGAACTTCGTACTGTGGAAGAGAAACGAAAAAAGGAACTAAACCACCTCTTCTAGAAAACATAAAAGTTTGTATAGGATTGAACTCGGCCCTCGTCATAGGATTATAACTTATATTCATTTTCCAGTATTGATTTGAAGAAGCTCTTGAAATATAACGCCCACTATTTGTTCTAGTCTTCATTATTTTTTCGTTAGAAGAAAGAGTGACCGAAGAATATCCTGGCCCCTCCAAGGAACCGTTAGCATCTCCTGCTGGACCAATCGTATAAGTAGGGTTTGGCAGTGTGTCTGCAAAAGTAGTAAAAGTAGCCATTAATATTTTCCTGCGCCTGCCGATGATGGAGTGTAAACTGCGGTATCAATATCTTCATAAAAATCTTCGCCATAGGAGTTTACGGCTTCTCTCAGCATTCCAATAATATTTCCTCTTTGTGCAACAAGTATTTCTTCAACTCCAGAAGCATCCAGTGCGCTAATACTAATATTGGCATTAACTGGAGCTGACTGCTTCATTTGATCATTAGGCATAATCTTTCCTGGAGTTTCTGGAACAAATAGTTCTGGTCCTTGCTCACCCACTACATACCCGGCGGTAGGACCCCCTTCTTTGCGGTACTTTGCCCCCATGAAAGCCGGTTTGAAGTTTTCTGGGCCGCCAGAACCTGATTCCCCTCTAAAATACCCTAGTTCTCCAGCAGCTCCACTAGAAGTAGCTAAATCTGTTTTTGTCGTTTTCTTACCTACTGTTATGGTAGGAGAGGGCGCAGCTCCTGAATCTGATACACTACTACCGCCCTGATAAGAAGTACCGGCGACAACAGCTAATTGAGCGGCTCCTAACCCTAAGATAATTGCACCTAAAGGAATTCCGAAAAATCCTGTTTCTCCTAAAGTTTTCATATATGCAGCAGCGGTATTGATTACAATTTGAGCCATCTGAATTTTTTTGTTTCTTTCAAAATTCTTTTTTTCAATACTTTCTTTTTTCTTCTCTAAAGCTGCAATTTTTGTCATAGATTCTTTTGACTTGCCATCGCGTTTCTTTTCTGCTGCAATTTCTTTATCAATAGCCGCCACTCTTTGCTGCCCTGCAGCGGCTGCGATAGTGCCTATAGCCCCTATAATATTACCAATCGCAGACAGTTTATCACCCATGTTATCGCCGGCTTCGCCAATACGAATAAAAGCATCTGCCATAACCATAGAACCTTCTGTAACAGCGGCAATAAGTGCTCCTTCAGGGCCAAGAGCTTTTAACTGCTCTATAAAAGGTCCAGCAGCAGCAGCAGTCATAGCTAGTCTTTCTCTAGCAATACCTGCTTTCTTTTCCCCTTCCTTTGCGTCAGGATCGTTCTCTATTCGGGATATGTTATCTCTACCACTGCTAATAGCACCTTCAATACCCGATGTCATAGCGGTGGTAGTGGTAAAACCTTGACCTATCCCACCCAAACTTTGTGTAAGCCCATCTCTTTCAGAGCGAACTTTTTTCTTCAATAGTTCTTCTTCTAGCGTTATCTTGTCTTTTGCTAAATTAAAGTCAGCTTCCGCAGCTTTTTTTCCAGACTCTAAAACTGCCAGATTAGCCGCTCGAATTGCGTCTGCATTCTTTAGTTCCGTTCCTGCTAATCTTGCTCTTTCTTCTAAAAGCATCAGATTAACGTTTGCTAGCATAAACTCTGCAGCGACTATATTGAGTCTAGCATCTCTTTCTTTTTTTGCCTGATCTAGTCTTTCGGATTTTTCTGTTCGAAATATCGCTAACTCTGCTCTAGCAGAAGGTCCGTCTGTTGCGCCGGAACGAAGTCTTTGAATTTCAAGACCAACTTTTCTTCTTTCTCTCTCTGTATTAAGAATTTTCATTTCAGCCCTAAAAGCTCTCATTCGTAAATCGAGAAGTTTTTTAGCGTCCTGTACCTTTTTAACAGCTACTTCCTCTTCTTTAAGTTGTAGCTTTAATCCGTCTGCTGTTAAATTGTTAAGCTCTCCCTGAAGCTTTTGTCTCTCAGCACTTTCTTTAGTGCTTAACTCACTACTCTCCGCTAGCATATTTAAAGTGTTAAGTCTTTCTGTTATTAACTCTTTTCTTTTGTTGTTTAAATTAACTTCTGCTTCGAACTGCTTTTCAAGTGCATTTGCGTCTTGAGCACGAGCAATTTTAACTTTTTTAAGTGCAGCTTCTGAGTCTTTAATTTCTTTTGGAAGCTCTCTTTGTCTTTTAAGACTAGTTTCTAGGCTAGTATTAAAAGCGTCTAGAGAGTCCTTGGAATTAATATAAAGGCCTGAAGCTTGTAATTTCTTTTGTAATTCGAGTAAAGCTTCTGACCTTTTAAACGCAGCTTCTTCGCTAGCTCCTGTAGCGTCAAGAGCCTCACTTGTTTTTTCATAACCAGCTGCTAATGCTTGAGTTTTTTCTAGAAGCTCATCAAAAGGAGTCGCCGTTCTTTTACCGAGACCTGTTAGGGTGTCTCTTACATCAGACGCTTGATCATCTAACGCTTTTAGCCCTGTCACATAGTTTTCAAAAGGAGCTCTTGCAGATGTTAAAACATCTTGAAACTCTCGAAAACTTATCATACCTGCAAGTAGGGCCGATTCTGCTGCACTTATTAATTCTAGAGATTTTGGAGGAATGAAAGTAACTCCATCAGCTACTTCACCTTTAAGATTTTTTACCGCTTGTTGAACTGCAGCAGTAGCTCTTGGACCTAGAGTCTCATAAGTTTTTAATTCTTCCTGCATCTCTTTTTGTTTATCTATTAGCTCTCCGAACACACCAACAAAGTTTTTGGTACCATCAGCATTTTTTCCAGACCAACTTTTTGCACCATCAAAGTTTGCAATTGCATTATCATTTTCTTCTAACTTCTTTTTAAGATTAGAAGCAGCACCCGCATCTGCAATAAAAGCAGCTTGAACCTGTTCACTGGCCGTAGTAAGTACTCCTGCTGCTGCATTTGCAAACCTTCCCGATTCTATCGAACCCTCTCGCAAGCGTTGACTATAATGCTCAACAGTTTCGTTAATTCTATTTAGCCCTTTTATAAACTCATCGACCTTTACCTCATTATCTGAGGGAAAAAATCTATCCTTTAAAAAATCATAAACAAGAGGACCAATTGAAAGTAAAAGGCCTATAGGCCCTAAAAGAGCAAAGAAACCTGTCGCTAGTACTCGAAGACCAGTTGCTACCCCAAATACGGCCGTACGTAAGCCGTTAAAGATGCCAATACTTCTTGATTTTGTAATATTTGTAACATTAAGTGCAGTATTATACTCAATAACAGATCTTGTAAGAGTTTTAAATCCTATAATTAGCTGTCCTCTCTGCAATTGACCTATACCTAAAGCCACATTTTCTTTAGCATCTGCAACAGCTTGGAGTTTTTGAACTCTTAAGAGCTCCACTTTGGCTGCTTTAACTTTATCTATATCTGCTTCTAATAGTTTGTACGCTGCGCTGCCTTTTGAGGTTGCTGCAGCTTCTTTCTCAAGCCTCTTATTTGATGTTGCTAAACTTCCATCTAAACTATTAAGACCGCTTCTAAAATCTTCCTGACTAGCGGTGCCTTCATCAATTTTATCAATTAACTGGTTATAAACTTTTAAACTTTCTTTTTGTTTTACAAGGTTCTTAGAAGTTTCTACGGCATTATCTTTTGCCGCAAGAGCATTTTTAGCTAGTTGACTAGCGCCATCTGCAAGAGCGGGCAACATTTGCTTTGATATAGAAGAAGCAAATAAAGCTACTACACCCCCGACAGCTGCCATATTATTTGCGAAAACATTAAGTACTGGAACAGCTACACTATTTATGGATGTTAGTATTTCTTTTGCTAAGTTTTGAAAAGTTGCTCCGAGTTTATCATAAGGATTGGCTTCGGCAGCTTCAGCGATTCCAGAAAATTTATCAATACCTTTTGAAATTGCTTCATTAAGAAAAGCCTGACGTCTTTCAAAATCTGTAACTTCCTCCGCTGATTTTCCTACTGAAGAAGCATAATTACTGACGGCATCATCAAGACGAACAAAGATACCTAATTCATCAAGAATTTCCGGCTCGAGTTTTGCAGTACCTCTTACTAGACGATCAAGAGCATCTCCTAAGTCTCTGCCGAGTGCAATAGAAGCCCCCTTCGCAACAATACCTAGACTTTCGAGCTGAGTATTTGAAAATCCTGCAGAGGTTGCAAGAGCGGTTGCTCGTAAAGCCTCTTCAGTAGAAATAGCGTTGTCAGTTACTCTTTTAAGATTGTCTGCAAGAATTGAGAGATTTCTTCCTGACTCGATACCAACACGATCAAGACCCTCTACCAACTGGTCTACTTTAGAGGCTGAACGAAGGGCGTTGAAAGCTGCGCTCGCAGCAAATAAGTTTGCAGCAAGAGTTGCATAAGCAGCAACAAGACCGGAAGAACCTCCTCCGATCTCGCTTCGCATTTTGGAAAAAGCTTTAGTGCCGTTTGCCGTAGCTCCAGCTACACCTTTTGCACCTTTATCATATTGATTTCTAGATTTAGTTAGCTTGTTCGTAGAAGCGGATGCCTTATTTGTGGACGCAGAAAGCTTGTCCAGGTTTTTCTGGACAACTTTTATCCCTTTACCTGTTACCTCTACTTCTAAAAGAACTTTATTTGCCATTTTTTCTCTTTACTTTATCGTACTCTCTTTTTATCTGCTCTTGAGATTTTTTAATTGCATGAGAGTCGAGCCTTAATAATATAGTATAAAGAAGTTCTTTATCTTCTATATTATAAACTTTTAATAAAAATTCTAGATTCGTATAATCTTTTCCAACATAGCCAATATCTGGGTATACTCGATCTCCTAGAGAATTAAATATTTCTATTGCACTAATAACGGACTCTGGAAAATCTTCTATACCTGGAGGGCATTTATTAAGGTCTGGTTCTCTTCCTAATTGCTCTTCCATTTCCAGGTATCTTTCTTTTGTCATTCCGACAGTGTTATTTTTTTGCCAGGTTTCAATCCTCTCCCATAGAAGCTCTTTTTGGTCCTCCACGAAAGTTGGCAAGGTCAAAGACTACCTCATTTATCCAGTTATCAAACTCTGTAGAGTTTTGGACCATTACTTGTGCTTGTTCTTCGTCATATTCTAATTCTAGCTCTAGGTCTTGTTCATTAAGATTGACCAATATTAAGTCTTCTAGATATTTTAGTTTTAAACCTTTCCATCCTTTAATTGTTGCTTTGGAAAACTCTACCACAAACTTATCTTCGTCTAGCTCTTCTACCATTTGACGAGTTTTTCTGTCAAACTTCTGGCTAACACATCGTTTTCTTAAAGCGACAAGTTCTTTTCTTGCTAAATTAGCTACTTGTACTTGAAACCCAGGACAGCCGGGAAAATCAATCCAAGCTGACTTGGTGTCTACCATTAAATCTGTTAATTTCATATAATTCCTAATAAGTAAAATAAGTGTTTAAATTTGCTGGGTTGCTAGTTAAACGAAAATCATAGTTTTGAGAAAAAACTTCACCAAAGGCTGGTCTATTCGTAAAAGAACAAGCATTTGGCATATTTATATCTAACTGCAAATCAGCGGCTGAAAATCCAGCACGAATACGTACAGAAGCATTTTCACTCCAAGTAAGTAGGTTATTAATAGACTCAGTATTAGTATTATCAATATATTGAGTAATACTTCCACCCAAAGTTCTTCCTTCTAAGGTGAAAGAACTTGGATATACTGTGTTGGAGGCACCTGTTACAGCTTGAGTATCTTGAATAGTTCTATTCTCCGTCCAAGATATATTGTTTTGTAGCTCTAGGGATGCTCCCTGAATATTATCTAAATTACTTCCTTGAATAGAGACAATGAACTCTTTTGATACTGCGAAACTTGGTGTAGTATCATAACCTACAATGGAAGGATTAAATGTTCCTTCTGTTCTCGTAAGTTTAGTTCCTTGTCCGGAAAGAGGTACTGTCATTATTCCAGCTCTTGGAATATTGAAAGTTCCACTAGTAAAAACTGCATTTTCTATCTTATAGTAAACGTCAGGACTTTTGTTCTGGTATACAAAATAAAGATTGAAAGTGTTTAAACTATTTCCGTTGTAATCTAATAATAAATCCAGAGGCTTATGCTGGTATAGCGAGGCTTCATCCATCATATACAAAGTGAAAGAGAAGTCTGCTGGGTTTGCTCTATTGATGACGGAACCTTCAAACAAATTATTAAGGCTATGCAAAGTTCTTTTTGCGACGCCTTCTTGTTGAAAGGTTTGGGAGAAAGTGACATCTTTCATTGTATGAAGAAGGTAAAAAGTATTAGTTGGATACTCCAGCCATACTCGGCCTTCTCTTATAAACTCAAAACTCACTTAGGATCTCCTTGACAATCTCCTTATAGAGAAAAACAAGGGGGATTATTTTCCCCCCAATTCTCATAATTATATCCAACAAATAGTAATTTGTCAAGAATTATTTTTTCTATGCCTTATAAGCTATAAGACTTTCATTGGTCTTATCTACATCACCGCCCTGTACTTGTCCGTGGAAATTAACTTCCAAAGTAAGTAGATCCTCAACATTAATTGTAGGTATTTCAAGGTGCGCTGAAGGCATAGTAAGCTGAAGCCTAGGAGTGTCTATTGAGCTTCCCCCTATATTTATTTCGAGTAAGTGAGTATTACGAATGGTTGTTGTATCCTCTACCAAATCCTTAAATAATTCTCCAGATTTACTATTTGAAATATCATTATCTAAGTAACAAGTCATACTGCCACTCACACTTCTTGCCCCTGTAATATTGGCTAAAGGAGCGTTTACTACACCTAGTTCTTCTGGGGTGAGATAATTGACATTATTTTCGATAGTGAAGCTACCTCCAGTAAGAACTACTGTATAAGCATCGGAGTCACTTGTATTTATTAATCTTACCGTGGAGATTCTGTTACGAATAAAGTTATCCGTATCGGTCAGTCCGCCCGTAATAGGGGTAGGAGAAGTAATAGCACTAGGTGGGCTTGTGCCAGCATCTGTCAAAGTTTTGGCAAAGCCGCTCCAAGCAATGGTTGCAATACCGTCAATATCAAAATCAATAGAAGCAGAGTTAACTACTGAATCGGCCAATTTATAGTATTGCTTATTAGTGCCGTCTTCGAAAGCTACATAAATATCCCATCCATCTGAAAAAGAAGAAACGTTTGATTTAGATAGGTTAAATACGTTTCTATCATCCTCAAAAGCGTCCGAAGGAGTACCATTACTAGCATCAGTAGTAATTAGGTTAATCTCATCAGTTTCGGTAACTACACCGTCGGCACCTGCAATAGCTACACCATTGTAAATAAATTTAGTTCCTACAGTAGCCGCCGAAGCTCCTATAGCTTCCCAATTAACGCCAGTTCCTGCGGTGGTAATTTCATATATAGGACCTTTAGGTTGTAATCCTGCTGTATGTACATTAACACCTGTTACTTCCGTAAAAGAAGAAGATCTAAAAGTTCCTGAAGAATAATTTGTCGCACCGAGCATCATAGCCCAGAGAGCTTCTTCCGGAGCACGAACACTACCAGAACTTTTGAAAGGACGGGCGTATGTACTCATAGACCATTCTACAGGAGCTAAACTATCGTTAAAAAGCAGTCGAGCTCTACGAGAAGTAGAACCCGCTTCATTGATTGTAATTTCTGAAGAATTGATTGATTGAGTAAAGGAAAAACCGTCCAAAACTGACAATTGCCAAACAGCTCCTCCACCTACTACGTAAACCGTAGCATTTCTTGTAAATTGTAAAGCCATTTTATTTCTCCTTAGCTATTATATATAATAGTTGCTTCGTTTGTTAGGTCAACGTTACCGCCGCTAACTTGCCCGTGGAAATTAATTTCTAAGGTAAGTAAGTCTTCGACATTAATAGTAGGTACTTCCAAATGTGCAGTAGGCAAATCCAGATAGACTCTAGGACCCGCAGAGGTTCCTCCCATTTGAAGTGTCATATCATAAACATTTCTTATAGTAGTTGTATCCGCGACTAAGTCTGCAAATAATTTGCCTGACTTCTCTCCTGCGGTATCATTGTCTAAGTAACAAGTCATACTACCACTAATGCTTCGTGCGCCAGTAATATTAGCTAAAGGAGCGTTTACTACGCCTAATTCTTCTGGAGTGAGATAATTAATATTATTTTCTAGAGTTAAATTGCCTCCTGTAAGAACAAGATTGTAGTCTAAAGAGCCTGCTGTATTTTGCAGGGTAACTGTAGATATTCTATTCCTAATAAAATTAGTTGTTATATTCAATCCTGTATCAATAACCGCTTCTCCAGCAGTTACTTGAGCAGCTTTTAAACTACCTAATGTGCCTCCAGAAGAGAAACTTCCGCTTTCCGTACTAGCGTAAGAAACGGTTGTGGAAGTTAAAGCAGTAATTAGGGCCCCTGCAGGAGTTTTTAAACTACCTGTATCAGCTGTGTTATATCCTCCAGGACTCATCCCTTCTACATAGATTCTTTGCCCTACTCGGAAACCTGTAGTAGCTCCGACGGTCAAGGTAGCTACTGAACCAGTTCCTGAGGCTCCCGTAACAGTTTGTCCAACCGGCAATACAAAACCGGGTTTAACAGTGCTTTCGTCTCCCAATTGTTTTGCAAAACCACTCCAAGAGATAGTTGCAATACCATCAATATCAAAGTCCATCGAAACAGAGTTAACTACAGAACTCTGTAGTTTGTAATATTGAATGTTAGTGCCGTCTTCGAAACCGAAATAGATATTCCAATTATCGGAGAAAGAAGAAACGTTTGAGTTGTTAAAATTAAAAGTATTCGTACCATTAGTTACAGCATTTACTGCAGGACTTGAACTAGTGCCAGAAAATACTTTAGTAGTGTTGTCGTAATCATTAGCTCCAAGCGCCATAGCCCAAAGAACGTCTTCAGGTGCTCTTGTTTTAGAAGAGTCTGTGAAAGGACGCGCATAAGTACTCATAGACCACTCTACAGGAGCCAGACTATCATTAAAAAGCAGTCGAGCTCTACGAGAGGTGGAGCCTGCTTCGTTGATTGTGATTTCCGAAGAGTTGATTGATTGGGTGAACGAAAAACCGTCTAAAACAGATAACTGCCAGCCATTTTTATGGTAGCCGTTAGCGTCTAGAAGTTCTACGTATACGGTAGCGTTTCTTGTAAATTGTAAAGCCATTTTATTTCTCCTGAGAAAACTGTATTAGTTTCCTCCTTAACCTAAAAGGTTAGTATCTGACTTCGCAAATAATCTCTCCTACTGATAGAGGTTCTAGTGCTCCTTCATCAGTATCCAAGCTTAAGATTGTTATCTGCTGAACACTTTGTGTGGCACCGTTTTGGTCTACATATGAGAGACTTGCGTTGTCTTCCAAAACCGTTTCTATATCTTCAAATAATTTTTCTAAAGCAAACACAGCGTTTTCTTCAGAAACATATACTCTAATAGTAATGGTTAAAAATCTGTCTTTATACCCACCGCCTTGGTATTGGCGTGTTTCCGACCCCGCGCTAAGATGTACTGCTGGGAAGTCTTCTACCTCATCCCAAAACTTGAGTCTAGGTAGAACATTACCATATAAATTTGTTCTATAAGGAAAATTACCATTAATTCCTTTAAGTTTGTCTTCAAGAGCCTTAATAATAGCCATTCTTCTAGTACTGTAGTCTCTGGTAGCCATTATATTCTCCTAGTAAAAAATCTTCCTTGTAATAATTCTGAAGCTATCTCTCTTATAGAGGTTTCTATAAGTTTTCTTGGGTCTCTCTGTTCGCTAGCCCAAGGGGCTTTTCCGGCTCCCTGCTCAAAAACTTGGTAAGGATTCTTATCATACGTATACCCTATACTAGGGAATCCTTTTGCTGTTGTAAGTACATCTACTGCTCTTACACTTGACGCAAATTTTCCTGTTCTATTTACAAGTCCTGGCTCCCCCATATTTTTACGAACTTCTTCAGGGAGTCTGGCATTTAGTAAAGCTACTAGTCCTATATTACTTTGTGCGGAGGTTTTTTGTCGTTTTAACTTGTTTACCCCTACCCCACTTACTAGTTGTTGTGTGCCTTGTTTAATAGTAGGCTTTAGTTTATTATTAACGCTTGTCTTTTTAGTTTGCCTTACTTTTGTATTTTCAAAAGTAACTTTTAAATGTTTGCTTTTATTTAATTTTTTCTGTACTGCTTTTAAAACCTTTTTCTTTTCTACTGTTATTCTGCTATCTGAACCAGGTCTTTCTGCTAGAGCTTCCGATTGATTAATCTTGGTTATGGCTTTTTTAAGAGTATTTCTCCATTCATTAATATCTGCTGCTTGTATAACTCTTCCCTCTTTTATATTAATTTTTTTGCTGCCTATACCTACTGAAATTATATCTCTTTCTAAATTAGAAGTCTTATCTAATACGAATTGAATACCTAGCTCTTCTAAAATTTGTGGAGTTATGTTTGCGTCTTTCGCCATTGTTTGACTCAGTTTTTCCGCTAAAAAGTTTTGGCTTTGGTCAATTCTTTGTTGGGCAATAGAGTTTTCTTCAACATGAGCTAAGTTAAGTTGAGGACCTTTTCTATTCTTTTTTAATTTTAAAGCTTGGGATATAGTTATTTCCGCTTCTTTAGCTGCGGTAGCATAGTATTGTCTCGCAGTAGAAAACACACTTCCTGCAATTTCCTTCTTGCCTCCCCATATTGAAATAGGCTTTATATCATTTTTACTTACAAACAAAGTAAGTACAAAAGTAAGGGGGGTTCCCTCTATACTTACGTAGCTTGGATACTTTCTTCTTTTATTTTTACTATCACTTAAAAAAGCTTGCCTATCTTTTTCGGCACCTTGTCTAGCAGCGCGTGCAATTTTCTTTGCTTCTTCACTAATTATATCATTAAGGTTTTTAAGTTCTTGTCCCCCAACTTGTTTTATATTTATAAACTCTTGAAAAGAAGCTTCGCCACTTTTTTTAATAAACCCTAACTCTCTTTTTAACTCCCTTCTTATGTCGATCCAGTCTATAGTAACACTATGTGCTTTTAAATCTGAATATTTTCTAAAGACTTTGCTTTTTATAAAAGCTTTTTCTACTTCTTTTAGAGTCTTTTCTAATATCTTCTTACTCACGATACTCTATACATGTCTAAGACTCTACGAATATGGTCGGGGAAACCCGGATCATTTCGTATAGCAGAAGACCCAGCACCCTCACGAGTTGCTGAACCAATGCTTTGTCTGTCCTTCCACTCATCTTTGTGGTAATATGTAATAATATCTGCTACAGCTAGTTGCAAATCTGTAGGGATAGCTGTATATCCGGCTAAATAGGTTACTTTGACTGACCCTACACCACGAGGCCAATTTTTATATTTTCCGCTTTCCTGTGTTCTAAAAATAGAGTCAGAAACTTGATCTAAATACCACGAGTACTCAGGCGGAGTTCCTCCACCGTTAGTAAATAATTCTGTGTAGGCAGTAGATTGTCCTACTCTTTCATAAACATTTGTAATACTAATAACAGGGCTGTACTTTAATTGAACAGTATACGTATCCCACTGAATGTCAAAAAATTCAGTATATCCTGGACTACTAGCATAGGTATCAAACTCACTATTACAATAGGTTCGGACAAGCTTACTTACACTCGTAATTAGCGTCTCGAACTTTTCGTCATACTGAGTAGAGTTTACTCCCTCTAGTACTTTATAATCATCTAATGTAATTAAATCAGCCATTTCTTTCCTAAAAAGGCTTGGGAAGCCCGAAGGCTTCCCATCCTAAACATCTTACCAAGCGTGACAAACAACTTGTCCTGCATCAGCAAACATGACATCAAAGCCACGACGCTGAGTAGCAACCAGTACTCGACGCTGATTTTCAACATCGTAGTCTGATTCAACAGTTACACCACGTAATACTGGTACAAGGAAGTTACGAGTATTGACAGCAACACCCCAAACCTTGTTAGCAGTTTTACCGGCAGTAAACTCGTCACAAACGATAATGGGTGAGCCATAAGCCTGACCAATTTCGCCTGAAATCTTAGTAGCGCGATCGCCACCAACCAAGTTTACATCTTGGAATTCAGCATCATCAAGCAAATCGTAGTATGCATCTAAAGATACAACATAAACTACGTCTGAAGGACGACGACCGTATTTACCCATTGCTTGACGCATATTCAACAAAGCAGCAGTAGTAGCAGTAACACTAGCTGCACCAGCAGAAGCACCAGTATCAAGCTTCTTGCTAGCAGCAATAGCCTGCTGGATAAGACCAGTTTGGCCCCCAGCGTTTACTACTTCAGCACTATGACCAGCTTGAAGAATTGAATGCTCAATAGCGCGTGCATGAGCACGTACCATAGCTTCACGAATCAAAGGAAGAATAGGCATAATTGCATCTTCTTCAGTTTCATTAGCCATGAAAGACTTAGAAACCAACTTTTCTACGGTCAAGACTTTGCTACCTAAGCCAATACCAGCGTTAGCGCCGGGAGAAGCTTCATCACGATCGCCTAAGTTACCCTTGAAGGCAGAACCTGCGCCGGTGCCGGCAGCATTGCTACCAAGCCACTCTGCGTAACCTGCATCAGGCATAGTTGGGATAACCATAGAAGCAGCATTCATCTGAATCTTACGGAAAAGAGGGTCAAGAACGAGTTCAAGCTCAATATCGCGCTGAATAGCGGTAGATACTGTTGACTCAAAGTCCGCAGTAGTAGAAGTAGGAACAGTTACACCAGAGCTGGCATTAACTTTTTCCATGATAGAACGACCAAAACGAGTGTCCATACCTTTATTAGTAACTACACCCAAAACGTGTGCATTTACCATATCTTCTTCTGACAATTCAGACTTTTGGCTAGCGCGGTCTGAGAAGACTCGCTTGCTCTGCTGAATTTTTTCAATTTCAGCGGCTTTTTCTTTCAGTTCATTTTGCAATGAACCAATAATTTCTGCATGGTCAGCGTCTTTAGCACTCATTTTTGCTTCGACGTCAGCCATTAAACGTTCTGCACCACTAGATACAGCGGTTGCAATTTGAGCTTCTTGTGCAGACTTCTGAGCTTCGGCTTCGGCAGCAGCTTTTTGTTCTGCTTCCAATCGCGTTTTCTCTTCTGACTTGCGTTCAGCTTCTTTCATTGCCATTGCAGTTGCGGTCTTTTCGACAGCAGCAGCCACAATCGCATCAATATCGATATCACTCATAGTTTTCTCCTGTGCTTCGACTTTATCAGAGTCGGTAGGCATTGATTCGTTAACGGAATCTAGATGTTTTTCAGTTTCCTGAAGGTTATTAGATTCTGTTAAGGAATCTACTGTTTTGAAAGATTTCTTGAAGTCTTCATATTCTGAATCAGAGTTAAAAGACTTAGCAAGAGAAAAGGTAGCAGCTTGGTTAGCAGGAACCGTAACTACGGAAACCTCCAATAACTCTGCGTCCTTAATCTTATATCCATCGGTTTCGGTCATATACTCCGCATCCTTGACTCGAAACCCGACTGAAAAAGCTCCAAGGACGCCTTCTTTAATTAACTCTCCTACATGTCCAGCAGATTTAGCAATTTTTGCTTTTAGCTGCAGACCATTGTCGTTAGTACCAAGCGAAATTGCTCGGCCAATCGGCTGGTTGTAGTCGTGATTAAAAAGAATAACTGGATTGTTTAAATAGTTTTGAAGTCCACCCTTTGTCCAGGCTTCAGATTCAATAATATCTCCAACTCGGTCAGTACTATTAGTACTGGCCATACCTGTGATATGGAGATCATCCCCATCTTCATAGGCTTTAAAAGTGGAGCCAATATGAAAAATTTTATTCAATTGATTCTCCTTTTATAGATTTTAATTTCTCCAGAGGAGAAAGGTCATCTTCTGAAGCCGGCTCAAGAACGGGCTTTTTCATTGGTTTAGGTTCTTCAACAGGCTTACTACCAATTGAGTTCCAATCTGCAGGATACATCTGTGCAGCAGTTTTAACGATAGAGTTATAACCCCTACCTCTAAAATATCTTGTTAAAAGTCTTGGATTGATAGGCCATACGTCTGGTCCTAGCTTATAATATTCACTTCTAGAGGGCACACGTCCCTGCTCATGAAAGAAATCAATCATAACCTTTAATACTTCGGATTTTGTCATTTAAGTTTCCTCTTGCTCTTGTGGCCTTCCGCCTTCTGCGGGATTTGAAGCTGAGCCTGCAATGTTGGCAGGAACACGTATTTCTCCAGCGCCAAAAACCTCGTCGTAGTTTAAAGCTTCTCTTGCTTCGTTGGGTGTAATAATCCCTGCATTTACTAGTGTAGAATAATAGGCTGCTGAGTCTCTTAGCTCTGGCTGAAGTGCAGGAATGTTACTAATGTCTGGAGTAATTTGATAGCCGAAAAACCTTTCGAGAGCTTTGTTTAACTTTTCTATAATAGGAAGAATAGTCTCTAAGTAGTACATTCTGTGATTAGGACGAATATTGGCATTATTACCAGAGTCTAACATAATTGGCGGTACGCCAAGTACTTTTAATACTTCTTTGTTTGCGGAATCAATAGACGATTCGAAGTCTAGCTCACGAAAATTAATATTTGAAATTGAGTCTAACTCCATTCCGCCGTCCAGCACCAATGGGCGTCTACCGCCACCATCCGGTCTATACCGCGTGACCCAAGATTGAATCATTCTCTCTTTATTTTTCTCACTAATGACAGAGGGTGACTTAATTACCAAACCTGGTACAGCGCCATTCTTAAAGAAATTGTCCTGAAATTCACGCATACGTGTAAGCTGAGACATGCTTCGTTGAGCTGCCCTTAAACGACTAGTACCACGATAGATGCTATGAAAACTGTTTTCTTTAATATGAATGATTTCATCAGGAGTATAGTCTATACTTGTCTGAAAAGTATAGCCTTGTACATAGGTTCTTTTATCTGGCTCAATGTCCATGTAATTAGCGGGGAGATGATACAGAGAAACTCCGTCAAAGTATATAAAGATATTTCCATCTAGTATATAGTCGATTATGAGGTTTCGCTTAAAAGTAGAAACGTCTTGAAAAGGGTTAGGCTCTTTGTTTAACAATAAGTCAACACGAGAACGCCTTATACCTTTGGTTACTGAATTCAATCCTTGAATTGGTTCACCTACTCGCAACGGAATTTCAGCTGCATCATCTACAATCATATTTACGGCGCGGTTCACAACTTCAAGGTACTCGTAGTACGCTTTATAGTTATGTACGATTTCTCTAGAAGCAATAGGGCCCGAGCCTTCGAGACTTACTACAATCTCTTCTTGCGCGGGATTTAACTTTTCCTGTTTCCAGAAATCATACCAAGCCATATTTTTCTCGTTGTATTTCTACCCAGCGCTTCTGCTTTTCTGCAGTGTGAAGCGGGGGGTTTCTTCCGTAAATGGAATGTAGTTTCAGATGATGATCGTGACATAGGGTGACTGTTTCAGTGTAAAGTTCAGCCCAGTTATCATCTATAAATTCGTCTCTCCAGATTATTAAATACTCATCTGTGTAATGGTCTGGACGAAGCTTTTGCTTCTCACTTAACCATTTACGCAGTAAAGGAGCTAGAGTATGGAAATGGTGAAAGTCTAACTTTATCTTAACGCCGCATATCCGACATTCAGAACCCTTCTCGTACTTCGATTTTGCCCTATCTCGGATGTATTTTACTGGGTCTCTTTTTAATTCTACCATCTAATTTTAATCATTATAGCTATAGGTCAGTTGAAAGTCAAGAATTATTTTTACTCGGTGTTTAAAATGTTGGAGCGTTCTCTTCAAAACTGTAAAGTGCGTATCTCAACGCGTCTGCCATGTGAGAAGATGAATCGTGAACGGGCTTCTCTCGAATCAAGTTGGGATTCGGGTCCCATCTATACATATCTAGTGAGCGCAATGTTTCGGTGCAGCTCGAGTCTACGATAAGACGATCGTTATCAATAAGACTTGCCACATGACCAATCCCGTCAACCACCGATTTCTTGGCGTTGATAGTAGAAATATCATACTGCTGTGCAAGATCGAATCTTGTCTGTGCGGCGGCTGCATCGATAAAACAATAGTCGACCTCTCTTCTTTCAATAATTTCACCAAGGAAGCCAGCATGTTCCTCTGTCGTGCGTTCTGCCGCATAATACTCTTCCATTAAATAATATTTGTGTCCGTCATATGCGATACAACAAAATGCTGTGGGGTCTTTAAAACCTACGTCAAGCCCCGAGATAATATCGCAGCCTGTAAAATCCATTTCTGATAAGTCTTGCACGCACTTATCAAAGTTAAGTGTCCAAATCTGTCCTTCAAACACATTAAAGTCTGCTTCATATTCCTGAGCAAATTCTGCGGTTGACATAGAACGTCGTGCTTCCGCAATATCAGTTTCTGAAGCTCTTGGGTTATCATGCCAAGTTGCTTTTATGCTTACCCACTCCTCAAAATCATCGGTGAACCCACGATTAAAAAAGCGACTAAACCAATTATTCCTTCCACGAGGAGTACTAATAAAGAGAGCTTTAGATCCCGGCTTATCGAGTGTTGGCCTGATAGCAACATTAAACGCTGTCTCTCCATCTGCCAATGCGGCCTCATCAAAGAGAACAAAGTCATAGCTCCTCCCTACAACAGAATCAATCTGATTTACAGACCCTAGTCTAACAGTAGACCCATTCGTTAATTCAATTACACGATCTTTCGCGTTATCTCGTGCTACTTCTAAGTCGAAATGCTTTATTAAATTGCGTTGTAAATCGAATGAAATGTTAGAAAGATTGTAGTTAGGACTAACAATAAGTACATGACATCCAGGAACGAGGGCGACGCATTGGGCGATAATATTTCCAATATAGGTCTTCCCTTGACGACGACTAAGAGCGCCAACAATGAAACGATACTTATCTGAATTAATAGCATTTATTAAGGCCACCTGAGAAGGAATTGCCTCTATACCTAGCAATTCCAGATATTGTTCAATAGGTACTTTTAGAAATTTACCTGGTACTATATTATCGAGAACTATGTCTCGTCTGCTGACTTCCATTCTTCATCACACTCGCAAGGGTCACATTCACATTCTTCACACTCTACAGGAGCTTCTTCTGTTTTCTCTACAGGGGCTTCTTTCATTACTGCTTGGTGAATTCCTGCAGCTTTTAGGGCTTCTTCTTCTGTAGCATATTTTGCTGATGAGCCAGCTACTTTCCACATATTGCCTTTTTTAAAAATCATAGTATGTTTCCTGATGCCAATAATCCTGCTAAGAAGAGGATAAGGGCTCCGCCTACTGTCCAGACGAGTTTATGAAGTTTATCGATGGATTGCTGCATTTCTTTATATCGAATACGGCTATCTTCCGAAGCTTTCTTTACTTCATTAAATATAGTTTTCCATCGTTCTTCACAAACTGCTTCGTGGGTACGAAAGTCTGTAAGAAGGTCATTCTGTTGCTGGGTTTCCAAGTAGTTTCTCCATTAACTTTCCATAGTTACCTTCGCCGAACGGAGAATTGATTTGCACATTTTGCTGTTTAATATTTGTAGTAGCTTTTGCTTCTTTCGTATGGTCCACAGTTATTTTATGTGCGAGTGCAATTATATCAACTAGGTCTTTACTGGAATACTGATCAGAGTCCCTGGCTTCTTGAAGTTTGTTTTCGATTACTTCATCAAGAAGCTCTGCGAGTCTGAAACGATTGCGATATCCTTGGTCTAAATAAACCGAGTTAATATAGTCTTTTACGTCACTTTTCTCTAACACTTCGTAAACTTTGTCAGGCGTAACGCCTAGGCTGCCTGCAGCAGTGAGCGCAGACCCCGTGGACAAATATGCATTTGCCACTTCGAGATTTTCTGGTGCCATCTTTACGAGTTTCATGGATTCATTGTATTATGTTGAGACCAAAAAGTCAAGATATTTTTTTAAGAGGGTTCTGTTGGCCAGACAACATTCTCTGGGTCATCCAGGTCTGCGGGAAGATTCGCCATTATATCTCGAAGGGATTGGCGATAAGTACGCCACTCTGCTTTTTTCTCGTCTGATAGGGGGGAATCGTTTGCTTGAGTCCAGTCTGAGGAAGAAAGTTTTATATGCCTAAGATATCTTACTTCTTGAAGTAACGTAGTAGTATTTACAACCCACTCACTATCTCCGTCCCACACATACCACTGAGTAGGTTTAGGGCCTCTAGAAGCCCAGTAATTATCTCTCCAAAAATTTTCATCTAAAAACTGTGCTGGGTCAGAAAAATTTAAAGACTCTATTTCAGTATCCCTAATTAATCTAATAGTAAGATCATTTACTATAGTTCCGTCTTCTGGAATAACTCCTGAGACTCCAGTTATGTTTCTAATGTTACCTTCGCTATCTACGTAGGCTAACCAGGCTATGCCCATTTTTCATACTCCTATCTGTATTAGGAACAAAAGTCCCTTGTAAAATTTTGTTTTTATCTTTATTAAATATGTCATCACTAAGTGTTTTATAGTTGTGGTTTTTAATAAAGTCTTCTTTATAAATATTAAGCATATAAGATAGTCTTCTAGTAGAGTACCCACCTTTTGTTTTATGCCAAATTCCTGGGCCAAATATAACTAAAGAGTTTTGTTTTGGGGAGTATGTTACTTCTTTTTCTTCTGTGCACAATACTAGTTCCCCTCCGGTCATACTTGTAATAATTGGATAATATATTATAGAAACAATAGGCAGAACTAAATTTCCTAAGTCATAGGAATAATGATCGTAGTCTATATGCCAATCGTAGTCATATAAGTAGCCCTCTAAAAAATCTCTTTTCCACATTTCAATAGTAGTTGCTTCTGAAATATCACAAAAACTTTTTGTATAATCTATAATTTTATTTATAAAAGGATAAAAAGAATCATTAAAGTTTGAGACGCGAGTTTTATAAGGGTAAGTAAGCATCTCCAAGAATTCTTCGGTATTAAGAAAATTTTCTACTGCCTCAAACATCAGTTTCTGAGTTTAAAAACAAATATAGAGCCCATCTGGTAAAGACTTGTTCTGACATTGTTAAAATAAAAATAGTTAATAAATTTTATAGAATTACTAGTCCATTGATAGTTATTCAGTACAAAAGGAGTACTGCCATTTTGATTGTAGATAGGAAGAACTACAGTGCCAACATAGACGTTAGTTAAACTTCCAGAGTAAATAACATCTTGATCTGATAAAACTCCTGGTGGAATAATACTTAGGATACTAAAAGCTTTAGTATAACCGTCAGAAAAAGTAACTTTATTTGTTCCTCCTGCATCAAATATTTTAATACCGTGACTTCCAGAAGCCGGAGGAGTATCTTCATCAACTGGACGTATTCTTACACAGTTCAAAGTAACTGAACCTGATTGATTAAAATCATGGTTTAATTTAGTGGACCCTGCGGATGTTCTATTAAAAGCAATAAAATCTCCGGCCCTACTAAAACTAGAGCTAGCAGATAGTGTAAAAGTGGACTTCACCTGCATTTGAGTCTGATCCTCGGTGTTTATTAAAACATTTCCGTTTGTATTATAAACTTGCAATCCATATGACATAAATTAATACCTCAAAGCCGCATACTTTACAGTATAGGAAACACCTGTAGATCCTGAAGTAAGCTTTACTTTAAAACTACCATTTTCTCTTATAGTGGTAACTCCACCAAAAGGGTTAGTGGGGGTAGGATCGGGGTAATCAAGGTATAAAACATCAATAATTTCTTGATTGTATATATTCATACCTGCACATGAAATAGACACAGACTGTCCCCCATTTCCCGTAACATTAACCGTTCCTGTTACTATAGCAGTTGTCTGTCTGTCAACATCTGAATCTACTATTGTTTGTGCACTAGAATTAAAAACTTTAAAACCATACCCAGTAGCCCCGCTTCCAGAGCCTGAAGTGGTAGTGCTAAACGAACGATTATTTGTACCTATACCAAGTGAGTGAGTTCTTGTAGTACCTGCTAAAGAGCTAGTCCTAGCTCTAAAATATATAGTATCTGAACTAGTTGCTGTACCTGTGGTTTTCCAAGTTGAGTTTGCAGCAGTCCTAAACTCTCCCGAGTTCGCTTGGACATTAACAGTAACATTAATAACTCCTGAAAGGCTTAATCCTGTGCCATTTGCTGTAGTTCCTGGAGTGCTCGTACTAAAAGTTGCATAATAAAAAGAATCTGTAGCAGCATTTGTTACATTACCCCCTAAATTTGTATAATTTTCTGGGGTAGGGTCATCTGGTACAGCAACGAAATTTCCAGAGAGGGTTCCAGAATAAACTGTATTTGATTTACCAGAACCTACGACAGACTGAAAGGATGCGGAGTATGAAGTACTCCCAGAAGGAGTAACTGTAATTGTGGCGCCAGCAGACCCTGTAGTTGCAGAAGTTGTACAATTAGTTACACCAGTTCTCGTCCAAGTAGAACCACCGCCATTAATAGTAAGACTAATAGTGTCTCCCGTAACAACATTTTGAGTTACAGTAGTTCCTCCGACAACTAGAGTTAGAGTTTTAGAATATACTGTCATCTTCTTGTAACTCTATGCATGCCCCAGTCTTCGGGGGAATAATTGCTTCCCTTAATTACATTCGCCTCAATATTTACATGGTTATAGTGAGCGGGATGAATCGTCCACTTTTTCT